TTCTATGGCAGCTTGGGCTATGGGTAGAGTTAACTCTTTTATTAGGGGTGGTCATTCTCAAGATAATGATTTAAAACGTAAAGGAAAGTCTCGTGCCAAAAAAAAGAAGTAGACGTAAAGTTAAATATGAAAAAGGAGTACCTGCTAAATACCTTAAGAATAAAAAAAATTCAAAGGCTTCTGTTGCTCGTGAAATTAAAGCAACTGCAAAGGCGTATAAAGCAGGTAAGAAAATAAATTTGAAAGCTGTACAGAAATCAAGAGCTGTACGAAAGAAGAAAAAAAGATGACAATAAACGATAAAGGACAATTATCTAGCAAACTACCTAAAGCATATCAACTTGCTCCTAATGGTAATCAACAATGTAGTAACTGTTCTTTCTTTGAAGAGACAGGCAACTGTTCATTGTGGAATGCAATCGTACAACCTTTTGCCTGGTGTAAAAAATGGAAAGGTGGAGTTAATGTCACACGCTAATAGAAAAAAAGCATTACTAAAAAAGCATGGACTTAAAGGTGTTAACAAACCAAAACGTACACCAAAGCATCCTACTAAATCACACGTTGTTTTAGCACAAGAAGGACATAAATTAAAACTAATTAGATATGGTCAACAAGGTGTAAAGG